TTATTCCGGCATTTTTGTGGTATTTGTGGCAAAATTTGTGGTATTTTCATCTGTTTTTAGTGTGAAAAAAGCATCTACTTTGGACTGATTATATTGACGCAAATTAGAACTTAGATGACTATAGTATTTCAAGGTTGTATTAATATCATCATGACCAAGTCTATCAGCTACATATATAATATCCATGCCAGCTTCTACACATAAGCCTGTGTGCGTATGTCGTAGCTTGTGTAATGTCACTGGTTCAGAATTAATTGTATTACATATCTTCTTCAAAGCTTTATTACATGACGCGTTGTCAATGGGCTTATTGTGGTAAGTGATGAATAATAACATCAACGGATTCTGTATATCATGTTCTTTCATATAATCAGTATGCCATGTAAGATAAGACTGTAAATATTGAACAGTAGAGTTATCAATATAAATCACACGTGATTTTTTTGTCTTGGTATCAATGAATGTATTAGTGTACTTATAATCCCACGCTTTGTTCACTGATATAGAACGTTTAGTGAAATTGATGTCTTTCTTTGTTAGTGCAATAATTTCTTCGAAACGCATTCCTGTTTGTACCGCTAAAAATATAACTGTTCTTGATATCGAATGAAAATTTGCAAGTTCTTCTAATAGTAAATGAACCTTGTCGGTTTCCATAAATTGTGCTTTTGTTTTTGCCACATCATGTCCGCTTATATGAGCGCCTATGGCTGGGTTTTTCTTCATGTAGCCTAAATGGACAGCTTTATTAAAAATCGCTCTAATTTTGCGGTGCCGGGTGTCTACAGTAGCGACAGCGTAATCTAATGCTAAATGATTAATAAATTGCTGATATTTAACAGCGTCAATTGAATTTAACTTTATTTTTTCGTCGAAATAATTAACGAACTGATTATAAGCTAAGTCATACAAGTTAATTGTTGATTGACTACTTTTATTTTCTTTGAAAGTTTTCATAAATAGCGAATAGAATTCTTTGAAATTCCATTCTTTTAGTGAATTACTATCATGTTCAGCTTGTTTTAATAATTTAGACGCTTTATACATTAAGTTTGTTTCACTTGTATCTGTCAAACGCTTTTCTTTCCATTCACCGTCGACTTTGATGCGCAAACGAACGGCGTATTTTCCATTTTTTAACTTTTTAATTTTCATTAATAGCACCACCTCTTTGATTTGGAACGTATGTTCTTTTGAAGGGTACAGCAAACTATGTTAAAATATATTTGCATACTCCTATGTGTGTGTTTGAAAACGCTTATCTCTTGCGGGGAGGGCGTTTTTTTGTGTTATCTATCTTTATTGAAATTTTTGTTCATTTCAATTTCAGCCTTATCTTCTTTTAATCCTGTTATTTTGACCCCATTTTTATTGTAAGAGTGACGGGCATTTAATATAGCTGAGTAGGCGCCCTCAGTGTAATGCATGTTTACATAAAGTGCATCTACTTTGCTTTTGTATTTGTCAATTACTTTATTAACTATTTCGTCAGATTGTTTTTTTGAGATTTTATCTTTTACAACAACCTCTAAGTGTTTGCCTTGTGTTTCTTCATTTTCATTAATCTCATTGATAGTATAGTTTTTTGTACTGACCAAATCATTAGTCTGTTCGCTTTCTTCAGTTTCATTTGTGTTCTTTTGTTTTACGTCATCATTGCCACAAGCAGCCAACACGAAGCCAAATGCGAGTAACAAATTAACTATTAAAAAACCCTTTCTCATTTCAAGTCTCCTTTTTTAATTATGTTCTCCGGTCCATGTCCATGAGGAATCATATAAATGAATTTCGTATGGTCCGTCGTTTTTCACATCAAAAAATACATTTCCGGTATAGGATTTTCCAGGTGCAACTTCTTCTAGCATGAAATCTTTGGAAGAAACTTCTCCTTTTTCATCGTTTCCATCATATATTGAGAATTCTGCCGCGTTAGCAGTATAAGGTTCTGTTCCAGTATTTTTAAATTCAACTATGGCTTTAATAAAGTATTTACCGGTGCTTTCATCTTCAGCAGTAGGAGTGACCTTTTGTGCATCTTTTATTATCACATCCACCGAGGTTTCATCGTCTTCATTACTAAATGATTCTGCATCTCCAATACTCAAAGACCCTGTTTCATCAGTTTCCGAAGATTCATCTGTATAGTTATCTTCAGCTGGAGCTTCCTCGGCCAAATCCTCGGATTCATTTGGAGTAGAAGTGCTTTCTTCATTACTTTCCTCTTTTTCGTTATAAGCTGAATTTCCACATGCTGTTAGGCCAAAACTAAAAACAATTAATAAACCTGCTAACAATAATAATTTTTTCATCCCAATTCTCCCTTTATTAAATTTTTATATAAACACATTTGTGTAAATACCTAACAAGCAATAATCTGTATACTACTTCTAAAAATGATAACATATCCGTTACACTCAACAGTGTTACCATATTTACTTTTATAATATTCTATAGAATGTTTTAAAAATTCTTCTGTAACTTCTAAAAAATCCGCAACTTCGTAGTAATCAGTGAATCCTTCATAATAAGCATCAATAATTTTACGCAAAGGGATAAGTGATTCATAACCCCAATTTCTCGCAAGTTTTTCTTGTTTTCTATCATTAACTGTATTTTGATTAACAATATTACCAACACTCAATTTATGATGTCCAATTTCCTCCGCTAAAGTGCAACGCATTTCAATATCACTTTGTCGAGGATTTACGAATATTCTACTATTATAATATAATCCTTTGTGAACTTCCTGCATATTTTTGTCTTCAATGATAGTTAGTTCAGGATATCGCTCTCTGTATTTATCTAACCACATAAATCCATCTCATTTCTTATTTATATTTTTGTTGAATGAAATCAATATATTCAAGAATTTTTTTCATATCTTCTTCTGTTGCGGATGGATCAATATGCGCCGCCAAAGTTACTGCTTCCGGCGGGATGTCGGAGTCAATTTGCGGATTGTCAGTACGCCCTAAAAGATAATCGGTAGAGACGTTGAAGTAGTCTGCTACTGCTTTTAATTTGTCAGCGCCAGGTGTTTTTACTTTCCATGAGTAAATAGCATTTTCTCCCATGTTCAATTTTAATGCCAGTTCTTTGAGAGATATTTTTTGTTTTTCTGCTAACACTTTTACCCTTTCAAACGTAGTCATGTCAATATTCCCTCCAAAGAAACATATGAAAGTACGAAAAAGAATAAAAAAACGCTTGACTATTATTCTAAAGAGTACTATACTATGTTCATAAGCTAATTATTTAGCTAAACAAGATAACAAATAACCCCATATAAAATTCGTTCCCCAACGATTAATGGCTTTTGATAAGGCTTGTTTAGCTATGTTTATATAGTACTCTATAGAGTTCTTTTTGTCAACATTACGCTAAATAATTAGCTAATAAGATAGAAAGGAGAATGATGTAATGAAAATACCTAAAAGACCAAACTTTAATAAAAGACCATATCCCTCAAATGAAGAGATTGAAGAATGGTACGATTTCATAACATTCGTATTGACACGTAGTTCGCTTATAGTTTCGATAATTTCATTGATAGTTGTAATTTACAGATCCTGATAAAATAGTCCACTGTTAATCAATGAGAGCGCAGCATATAAGATTATTAAACAAATTATAGAAAGGAGTGATGGAGAGGTGAACAAAAGATATTTAAAAAGAAAAAAAACCAACATTCAACAAATTGAAGTCGGTCTTTACAAAAATTATGAAATTAAAGCTAAGTATGGAGCACCGGAAATTGACCTAAGCAAAGTTAAAAGAATTGTCATAGTCTTCTAAAATAATTTAACGCCTCATCTAAAGCCTCTTGGAAGCCAGGAGTACCAATATTAGAAAAATAATCCCTGATTTCATCTTCGCTTTTGCTTTCTGTTGGGAAATTACCATCTAGTTGAACATCATGAGCTAGATCGCCTAAAGGACTATTTTCGCTAAGGTAATAAGTTATTAAAAAATCATAAAAAGTCATCTGCAATCACCTCCAATCAAAAATAATTATATCACGTGAAAACCAAAACAAGAAAGGAGCAAAAACATGTCAGTAGAACATCAGCGTTTTGCGGTTGCAGTATACGCAAAACTAAAAGCAATAAATATGAAACAATCTGATTTAGCAAAAATGTTAGGTATTAGCAATCCTTATTTATCAGATATCATAAACGGCAAAAGAGACGCATCGAAAGTTAGAAAAGAAATTGCGGAAATTTTAGAAATAGATGTTGATTAAAATAGAAAGGAGAATAAGAAAATGGGTCGTCCTGTGAAAAATAAAAACAGGCATGTGAATTTCCTGTACGGTGTATGGACGTTAGAAGATTTTGCGCAAGCTAGTCCACGAAGTTATGGATGGTGGTTAGATAACATTAAAGACTTTCCAGAGCTTGCAGAATTTAGTAACTGGGCTACAAAGAATCAACGTGAAGCGTGGGCATTCGATGCAGTAAAAGCAAATGATTGGCTGATTAAAAAATTTGTATATAAGGAGGTCTGAAAATGATTGATGAAGTCGAAATACTACTTGCTGAAATACGAAAATACGACCCAAATTACGTTCCAAAATCGGTTGGAAAATATTTGCTAGTTGAACTTCAATCAAGGCATTTAGATCATCAAATTAAATATAAGAAAAGACCCAAGTACAAGCATAGATTCGCGAATTCGATTGAGCGGCATTGGTAAAAGAAAAACCCACAGCTATAAATAGTAAGTTAGAGCTTACTAAAACTGTGAGTTACGAAATAATATTTAAATTAATTATAACATAGAAACGGAGAAATGAGAATGAAGAAATTCATAAGTGAACATGAAAGTAAGCTACTAGTATTTCTGTTTTGTTTCCAAATCGGAGCATTATTATCAGTCACATATATTGTAGCGGCGTGGATTAAAATATTCTTGAAATGAGGTTTTTAAATGAAGTTATTACGATTTTTCGGACTAGTAAGTATTGATGAAAACGAAAATGAATATATTGAAAAATCAGACAGATACACATTGTTTTGTTTAGCTTTGACCGTGTTAATCGCGTTTTTAGTAAGTATTGGCGGATTGATATTAAATGGCTGAATTAATAATGATTGTTGCTTTGATACTACTATTAATGCTTCTTGCAAGGAGTGATAGAGAATGAATGTAGAAAATCCGATGATAGTTGATGATTACTGGGACGATGGATTTCGACACTGAGGAATGAGGTTCACACATGAAAACAATTGCAAATGAGTATAAAGAATACATTAACGAGCACATTTTAGAGCAAGCAGAAAATGACCAATTCGGAATTCAACAAACTATTTATAAATTTGATAACGATTATGGTGCTAGCGTAATAAAAGAATTTATGGGTCCTGGCGTCGAACTTGCGGTTATTCAATTTATAAATGACAAAAATTGGGAGCTGGAATACAGCACATCTGTAACAAACGATGTTCTTAGAAATTTAACACATGAACAACTGATTGAAAAGCTAGAAGAGATTAAGAATTATGAGTGATAAAGAGAGGTGCAGGCGTGAATAACGAACCGGAAGACATAAGTTATCCGAATAACAAAGAACAGAAAGAGTATTACTTTATGAAATGTCATATCTGCGGAGAAAAGATTTTGGGCAGAGAAACAATAACATATGAATATGCTGGTCAAGTTGAAGCTGTGCATGAGAGTTGTTATTTTAAAGCATCAAGTGAGATTTAGGAGTGAGAACATGACAGAATACGCACTTTATAAAGCAGACGAAGTACTAATAATCGGCACAGTAGACGAACTAGCGGAGTTTCAGAAAGTGAAGCGTGAAACGATTTTGTTTTATGCTACGCCTACGTATCAAAAGAGGACGACTGATAAGGGGTTAAGAGTAATTAGAGTTGATTAGAAAGGATGAAATTTCTTGGGGAAATATTATTGGCACGTGTCAAGGCTTGGTGGGAAACCGACAGAAATTCGACACTATAATCACATTACAAAAATGTATAAATTTATTTTGCGAAATCCTGCTATGTTCAAAGACAAAACTTTAACGATTTATGATCACGCAAAACCAGTTACAAACATGACGTTTAACGAAATTAAGTATAGAGCTAATCTGAATTTACGCGAGACGGTAGAACGAAAGTATGTGCTAGGGCTTAAGCAAAGACTTTTCAAGGAGGATGCGAAAAAATGAAAATTATTCTAAATAAATGTTTTGGTGGATTTGAATTATCACATGTAGCATATTTATATCTTTGCGAAGTAAAAGGAATTGATGTTCACTCTTATTTAGCAGAGAGCAAGGACGATACTTTTCACTTTAAGAAAATAGATAAAAGTTATAAAAAGTCTAATGTATTTGAATGTGTTTGGTATCTTAAAAACGAGTTGCCAAAAATGGAACTAAGTTTAGAAGAAAACTGGGATTTTCTTGAGCACATTGACTTAGACTTCGATGGGGCAAATAGAGCTGATTTAGACTTGATAAGAACTGTTGAGATTTTTGGTGAAGCAGCAAATCCAATTTATTCTAAGTTAACAATAGTAGAAATACCAGATGGGAATGATTTTATTATACATGAAAATGATGGTTTTGAATCTGTGATTTATGGTCTAAACCTTGGCAAAGCGTGAAGAAGGAGGAACAAGCATGACAAAAAAACACGATGAAGGACTTCTGCTAATACTAGAAAGTCACAACGATTATTTTGATACAAAAGAGAAAACTGTAGAAAATGTAAAAGGATGTTTGAAAAGAGCTAATTTAAGTCTACATCCTTATGACTTAGAATATGCTTTAAAACTCAGCGATGTTGTTAGAAATGCAACCTATTCTTATTTTTTAGAAAAGAACACGTACGATGCAACAGAGTTAATACAAGAAGTGAATTCTAGAGAGAAAAATATTGTAAATAATATTTTAAAACAACTTTATTCGGCGGCGGAGGAACAAACATGAATTTCAAAGTAGGAGACAGAGTAGAATTTATTTACAGAAATAAGAAAAGCGTAGGAGAAATAAATGGAGTTTTTCCCGAAACGCAAATATTGGCTATTAAGCAAAGCGATTCTCCGGTAGATTTGTTATTTTCAGATAAAGCTGTAGTAAAAGTTGAAGAACCGGAGTTGGTAGTAGTTCCACAATGCGTAGCTGATTGGATTGAGCAGAAAAAGGCAAACGGAGATCAGTTATACATTGCGATGGACAAAAGCTGGGAGAGCATGAACTACACGGTGAGCGACTGGCTAGAAGAGGGAGAAGACAGATACAACAAATTTGCACGCGCATGGCTTGACGGCTACGAAGTCGAAAAAGAACCGCTTTATTATGTACAACTTATTCAAGGGATATCTGGCTATCTCAATGTACGAAATGACGGAATGCAGTTTTTAAATAGTAGGGGTCAAATTGCTGAGCTTAAAACTAGATTCACAGAAAAAGAAATAAAAGCAATGGATAAAGGTGAAGCATATTGGTTACTTAGGGAACCTGTTAAGGAAGCGGAGGGTGAAGCATGAGAGAGATTGAGTTTTACGGCAACATACACGAAAATCCGGAATTATTGGAGGGAACGGAATGAAACAAGAAGAGTTAGACATCATATTAGAGAATCATGGGAAATGGCTGTTCAACGAAGGTGGTGATAGAGCGGATTTAAGTAATGCAGACTTAAAAAACACAAATTTAAGATTTGCAAATTTAAGACTTGCAGATTTAAGAGGTGCAAATTTAAGTTATGCAGATTTAAATGGTGCAGATTTAAATGGTGCAGATTTAAGAGGTGCAAATTTAAGTTATGCAGATTTAAGTTATGCAGATTTAAATGGTGCAAATTTAAGTTATGCAAATTTAAATTGGATTAATTGGCGGGATGTTGTCAGTCTAACTGTAATAGCTGTACAAATTAATACTACGAGAAAAAACAATCAAATCACGTATATCAAAGAGCTGGAAATCTGGACTACAGGTTGTTTTCAAGGAACTTTAGAAGAACTAAAGACATCTATTGAAAATACGCATAAAGATAATGAAAAGTTAAAAGCTAAGTATTATCGTGTTATTGATTTTATCTTACAGGAGGCGGAGTAGATGAAGACTACTGATATTTATAATTTTAGACAATTGTTCTTTTTAGACAAGTTTTTGGTTGGTCATAAAGGTTTTGCGGCAGGAGGGTGTTTCAAAAACATCTTTAACAACGAGCCGGTAAAAGATATTGATATATTTTTTATAAAACAGGAAGATTTTATTGAAGCTAAAGAACATTTTTTGGATTTAATAAAAAAGGAACCCGACAATTGGAGCAAGTCATATAATAACAAAAACGTATGGGCAATATACTCTATAAAAGACAAGATTAGAATCGAACTAATTAAAAGTGTCTTTGGAACTCCAGAACAAATAATAGATGATTTTGATTTTACGATTACAAAATTTGCATATTATACTGACTATGGAAAAGCTGATGAAGATGATTATCTAGCGCAGTTTGAAGTTATGTACCATGAAGACTATTTTGAGCATCTTCAAACGAAAAAGTTAGTCCTTGATAACGCTATTCCTTTCCCTATATCAACTTTCAATCGCAGCTATAAATATCAAAAATATGGATATGGTCTTTGCAGAGAAAGCAAAATTAAATTGCTTCAATCAATATATGATTTACCTAGTATTGACGCGGAGCAATTAGGACTTTACCTGTACGATGGAAAAGATTGAACTTTTGGAGGTGGCGGAATGAAACATAAAATAGTTCAGGTAGGTTTTCTTGCAGATAAAGGAGAAGAACTTATTAAGCTTCTTGATGACGGATGGAAAATCCTGACAGCTACTTATGTGGGAGATAATATTGAGCAGATGGGTGGGCTTGTACAATACGTACTTCGGAAAGAGGCGGAGGAATGAAGTACCGACAACATGAAACATATTCCTTTCAGTCAAGGCGTTTAAAACGATCTGTAAGAGTGTTACTACTTAAAATATTAAAATGTTTGAAAGAGGTGGCGAAGTGAAGTATAAAATCACATATTTATCTCAAGAAGTGTACGAAGTTGAAGCTGAGAACGAGGAAGAGGCGATACGAATAGCTGAGTTTAACCCTATGTATCGACCAGATGCACATATAAAATTAATTGAAGATGAAAATTTGCTTGATTGCGAATTGATGAAAGAGGTGTCGGAATGA